TTACCTCACTATTAGCATTTAGAATCTCTTTCAGGTGTTTAGCATTAAAACTAATTGGGTCTTTGACCACGCTTTTACCATTATTTGTGATTACTTCAAGAGAAATCTTATCAGACGACATATTTGAGTTTCTATAACCAAACACCATTTCAAGTTTTTGTTTCTGCTTACTCATAACCAGCGTAAACAATGCTTGGTCATCATTTACCGACGAAAATGACTTGGTATAAGTTTCAACAAACTCTGGTGAAATGACGATTTCCACATCAAATTGTGGAATATTTTTCATCTTTGGAACCGGGTCTATAATGTCTTTCGACGCAGCCATATAGTTGACTTTGACCTTGGAATCTTCAGCAATCAATTGTCTCACTCTTGTTTGATCTTTTTCATCAACATCCAATGACAACGATACGTTCTCTGACAAAGGTGATAACATTTTTTTCAATTTGGTTGTGTCTGGAATTGGGATTTCCACACCATTGAAAAATTGAGCACCATCTTTTAGTTGAGTAGTGACAAACAACTTCCTATCACTTGTCATTGCTGTTGTTGACAGATTGTTTTGTCCATCATTGGACCATACCACTCCCTCGACTGTCCCGGAAAGATTGTATTTTTTTATAAAAGTTTCAAGTTTTGTTTTTTCCATATTATATCTCCATTAATTGGTGGTTATAGTATCATGGTATGTTATTTTTGTCCACTTATTATATTAACTAAAACAAACATTACAATCCATCGCCCCACAACCACAAACTTCTTTCTTCATTTCTACTTTAGTAAGAAGTTCAGGAGTCTCAAATATATTTCCTACCACTTTCAACGTATTTGGGTCTGTTTCTTGTCTATTATATCTAATTCCCCAAGACTTCGCCATAGACGATAGAGGAATACCATCTGCAGTCCAACATTCAACGTTATTAACATATTCATCATCACCATACTCTCCCCATATTACTTCACCCACAACGTTTTTGACTTGTAAAGTAGATGAGTTTATTGACAATACTTCAATAATATCGCCTTCATAGATTTCTTTACCATCAGGACTTTTTAATCCTGTATATTGTTGGACAACTATACTATCATCTTTAAAAAAATTATTTAAAGCATCGTTAGAATCGGTTTTTTCAGATAACATATAACATATATCATCATTACCCAACCACGATCCGGATTCTTTATCCCAAACTCTAAATTTTATTGTTCTCGTTCTCATATTCCCAACGCCTTTTTTTCTTCTTTTGTAAGTATTTTCCACTTCACAAGTTTTTTATAGGCGGATTCTTTTAATTGTTTTTGTTTTAAGAGTCGTTCTTCTTTCTTCTTTTTCTCTTTCTCTTTTTTTATTTTTTCTTCTTCTTCAAATTGTAATATTTCTTTTTTGATGTGGTCTTTTATTTCATCATCAGTCATATCAAAAAATATTATTGGAAACCCCTCATTGTAACACCATTTACCACTATCACACATAGCGTCTATGTATATTGGAAATACAGGCTCTTTACCATATCTATCCAATTCTTCTGGAAGTGGAGGGTCATCGTCTCCATCGTGATAAAATTTGTAAGACCACCAAGCGTCTTTTCTTTTGAAAATGGATTTTATTACATCAACAATTCTTTGTGTTGCTTCTTCTAACAAACTTAAAGCAGCGTCGTGGTCTTCTCTAACTTTGTAATAATCCTCTAATATTTTATTCATAAATTATCTCCACATCAAACTCATCAAGAGGACAAAATTCACCATCAATCATTTCTTCACCATCTTCATTATGTATTCCTCTAACACATATTCCTTTTATCAATGCATTGGAATTAACACAGTCGTTCCAATAATCCAATGTTATTCTCTTTTTTTGTTCGTAATCAGAATCATATTCATAAACTTCTGTTCCTTCTTTAAACCAAGTATCAGGTTTGGCTACAAGTTTTACGTATTTCATACAAAATTCTCCAAAGTCATTGGTTGCTTTTTTGGTCTTTCATCAGGAATACACAGATTAAATCTAACCAAAAACTTTTCTCCGAACGGTCTTAATTCTTTTTCAAGTAATTTTTTAAGATCTTCTCCTTCAGGCGGTTCAGCCATCCCTAAAATTTTACCATACGGACCTCTTCTCCCGTTTAGTCCGCCTATTAACGGCAGATTTACTGATTTAATATCGTTTTCTAAGACCGCCAACTTCATTGATTTTATTGATGACTCAATCCATTCGCGGGTACTCCAATGTCTCCAGTCATCTTTTACTGCTAATCCTAAAAGATAAACTCCGTTTTCGTGAAGATAAGAATAACAATCGCCGGGACGTATGGCGTGTCTAGAACATTTCTCTTTATAGTCCTCAAACATCTTTGGGTATCTTTTCTTAAACTCTAAAGCAATACCAGCACCCATTGCCCCTACGCAGTTGATCGTATTCACATACGCATCAGCAGGAATATCAAAGATTGATTTATGGTAGATAACGAAACTATTAAACGTTTTTTCCATATTTCTTTCTATATTTTTCATCTACCCAATTATAATATCCAACATCACATTTCCAACATATCACATATACTCTCCTACTTGGATATTGGCTAATTGTGTGTATCTGGTCAGCACCACAATAAGGGCAACACACTTTAATTTTTTTTCCTATTAAACTCTGTATATTATCCTCAATATCCAATTTGTTGAAATAATTCATAAATCTTTTTTCTTTACACCCCATCTAAACAACATATTACAATACCAACAGATTTGACTACCACTAATACTGCCATAATCCATTATATAATCGGCGTCAATGTTTATGGAATTATCAGCACCACAATGAGTACAAAAGACCTTTACTTTTTTTTGTTTAATAGAACTCATACTTATTTTTTTCTATATACCACTTAAATTCTTTTCCACAATACCAACACATTTCGTATGAAATTATAGAATGTTTTTCACTAATATAACGATTAACAACTTGGTTAGCGCCACAATAGGGGCAACACATTTTAATTTTTTTCCAATAATACATTATCCTGTTAACATTTTTGGAGGAAAAACATAACGACAATAAAAACACTGATTATCCCACAGAATATCCAATAGAACCCCATTTCTATCTTTCTCTTTATGAAATACAGGAGTTTGTGTTGCTTTACAATTTGGGCAAACCAATATCATTTTATTATCCAAAGAAATCATTTTCTTTCCTTTCGTATGACTTTACATTTTTTTTGTTTACATTTACCACGCTTAAATCCATTATGGGCATTTGTTTTATGATTTCATATCCGTCTTCCACTTGTTTTTTCCATTCTAAATCCTCTTTTTTTGGGTAGTCAATTGTCCACTTAACGGAAGAAGTGTCAAGTAATTTTCTAGCTTTATGAGACAAAGGCATAATGTATCTAAATTGCTTTCCTCTCACTCTTGAGATACGCTTCATTTTCATAAAATCCCTTGTTAGCCAAAATATTTTTTCTCTCTTAGAAAACTCAGCATTTTCTTTACACAACCATTTAGAAGTTCTAGGATGTATTTTCTCTCCATCAGGTCCAATGTAAATATCTGTCCATATATAACCGCCGTACATGAAGTTAGCGGATTGATAAACATATCCTACCTTTCCTACTATACCATCTGCCCAAGTATAAAGAAATAGTTTTTCGGGTGTGTTTATTTTCATCCATTTGATAACCGCAGACAACATTTGAGATTCACTATTTCTTTCCATTTCAGGAATCATACACATCTTACCAATTTCATAGTAATCTTTTGTAGTAAGTGACGGAAATAATTTACGGATTGTAGCTATTGGTTGTGTTCCCCACCCAAGAGTTAATATACCAACCAATTTATCATCATCAATAAAAAAACCTAAATAGTGTTTTGTAAGTTTGGGCATTACTTTAGAATAATGATGGGTCTGTACTAAATCGGCGGCAGTATATTTATCAATTTCTTTTATTGTAAAATCAAGCTTCATATCTATGTTCTTTTAACAAAACAGGCATAAGAACATTTCTATTTATTTTATATCCTTGTGCTTCGTATCTTTCACCAAACTCATCTATATTGTGTATTGACATGAGATATGAATTATCTTTATCTATATGACTATCTAGTAACACACACAACGGGTCGGATTCAAACCAAAAGAAAGTTTTATTATTTAGAAAGTAATACACAAAATATTTTACTGAATGTTCTTTTGAACGCCACGGACATCCCGACATTTGCTTTCTTTTTGATATTGTGAACCGTTCCATAAAAAAATTTGGTGTATTATTCATATCATATACATCAGTTTTTAATTCCACAGAGCCCATAGATGTTTCAAAATCTGCTCCATGTTTCTTTTCTATTTTCTTTGGGTCCCACCCTCTATAAACTTTTAAAAAATCTGCTTCTCCAGTATCACCGATTTTCAATTGTTCTTCAAAAGTAAAAAGTTTTCTAAGCATATCAATCAATTATCCAGCATCAAAATCATAACCTTCACTTCTTGTAGATTGACCCGGTTCTTCTATTTTCAATGGTTTTGCTGGTTCTGGTAATTTTCCTTCATCCCACTCAAACTTTGGCCGGTAATCTCCATCTCCGTCAGAGTAGAAAGTAATGCGCCTTGAAGCACCAATGTTACCCAAATATTCCATTTTTTTGAGCATACCCAAAAAATGTGGTATCCATCTGTCTCTTATTGTACATGTAATAGTAAATGTTTTATCACTCATAATTCTTCTTTCCATTCTTCGCCATCATCATTTTCCTCTCCTGTATCCAACAAATCATCCTTCCACCCCTCTCCCTCTTCTTCTATTTCTCTTATTAATCTTTCAAGTTCTATTGTACCATCATCTATTTCGGGGAAGAAATGTATTGGAGTATTTGTGTCGGCTTCCAAGAAAATATTACGGGTTTTTGTCTTTTTATCCTCAATAATATTGGAAACATCATACAAATTAAATGATATACACGATATTTCTTTATTTTTGTCTTTACCTATGGCTACTTGATAAGAAACCAGACGACCCAATAATAGGAATATGGATATAAACTTGTTTATTTTTCAACGAATATAAGATTGCTTCCAACTGCTCAAGGTTATTTGTCATAATAAGTCTGTATTAATTGTTTGCCATTTACACGCACAAGTATGTGCTAAACTACCAACATTATCCGCCCCACAACTACATCTCAATCCATACTTTGCGTCATCAAATTGAACATTTCTAAAATGTATTACCCAATTTTCAGCCATTCCTATTGTACTCCAAGAACTATTAGTGGAGATATAAAAGGCATCGGCAAGAATATGATACAAATATCCATCTCGTTCTACACCATCATCGGTTTTAAACCGAACTTTTGGCCAAGGATCTTTTACTTTAATTTCCATAATTAAAACTCAAAAAACGTTGCTGCGGTTGCCATTGATGGATTTGGAAACTCCCACTTAAATACGTCATAGAAATCTATCAACTTACTTTTTAACTCCTGCTCAAACATTTTTCTTCTATCAACATACTGATTGATAAATTGTAAAATCTCATCAGCATCTGTACCATCACCTTTCATAGCCAAAGCATCCAAATCATATGGATTATTTTGTAAATATACCCATTTGATTTTTTGTGAATGATATATAGGCTCATATTTCTTTTGTATTCCCCACTTCGCCAATAAATCATTATATGCTATACCGGCTTTCACCTGTGCTGGTGTCCCCAAAACAAATTGAAAAGGTCTTCTACTCTCTGGATTATAGTTATGAACTCCATCCTTACTTACAAACTTTACAGATGTGTTTTTGGCTATATCAACCACATCCAAATCTTTAATACTATCTCTAAACTTCAATATCATTTCATCAAGGTCCGTCTTTGGTGATGAAGTTAATAATTTTCTAAGAAATGTATCCATAAACTTTCTAAAAGATGCTGGAAATGAAGTCCTTACAACGTCAATACCCTTGACTTCAAGTTCTGGTTCTTTCAACAAAGCGCCTTCCTTGTGAATAATCCATTGAGCATATCGTTTCTTAGCCAACCAGAACGATGACTTACTAATAACTTCCTGTTTAGCATCAAACGCATGTTTATCCAAATTGAAAAACCTCTTGGCCATCACGTTATAGAACTTATTAACATAGCTTTGAACTTCACTGGTGACTTCCATAATAGCCTTTGTCATTTCATCATCATTGTCTAAGTCTATGTTTGGATACCTCTTTTTAATAATAGGAACAGAATCCACAAAACAAGAATCTGTATCACTATAAATTACCCAATCGCCTTCCTCATCAGTTTCCAACGCTTGCTTGTAATAAACGTTTATAGCTTTAGCGGTGGTTTGAATAATATCAACGCCTGTGGTCGTCACGGCTTCAGCATTATCTACATCATAAAATCTAAATACAGGCAATCCCAAAACACCATAAAATGAGTTAAGTAAGATTTTCCACACTTGTTGTCTTTGATTGTAAAACTCATATTGCTCCATATCACCAGCTTTTCTATATTCAGCAGCTTTCTTTCTCATTTCCTTTCGTTGTTCAAACCATAGAGAAAGTAAGGTTGGTACTAAACCTTTTTTATAATTAGAATAAAGTACACCATTACTACTTACTGAATAACCTGACGTTTCTATCAAATCCATAAACTCTTCTGGTGAATAATTTACATCACCAAGTTTGTAATTTTTTATATTGCCTTTAATGTGGTCCTCTACAGAATAATTTTCAAGTTTACCCATTTTTGTTTCTGGTGATATGTTCAATGAAATAATAATATTTGGGTACATTGAAGTTAAATCAAGGTCAAATACCCAATTATATCTACCCGGTTTAGGTTCTTTAACAAAAGCACCAGAAAATCCTTCTTCGCCTTCTTCCAACCTTTCTTCGTATTCTTCTCTTCCTTTTGATGGTTTATTAGGCGCTATCAACCCGTCATTACGTTTTAGATACATTAATGATGCACCATCCAAATATCTTGATGACATGTGAAAGTTTTCATATGGAACGTGGCCTACGTGGCAAATGTTTTTAGCCAAATCAATAAACTTCAATTTTCTATCCAACGCTACAACAATCTTAACGTCGGTTATGTTATATTCCAAAAACTTTTCAATGTCCGATTTGTATAAATCATCCAAACTTCCGTGATATTGTATTTTACCAATACCGACCACTTTTTTACCTATTGGTCCAAGAGCATAAGTTGGTTCCATCCTTCCTGAAAACTTTTTGTATAATAAAATGTAATCTAATACGGATATACCAGCAACGGTAAGTTTCTTACTATAAGCATTGATGTAAGTGGAACCTATTGGAGACAGGCATTTCGCTGCTTTATGTCCAAGACAATTTTTCATTCTAAGATACAAGTAAGGCATATCAAAATAATCCACATTCCATCCTGTGATGATTGTAAAAGCACATTCCTGCCATTTGTCCATAAAAGCCACCAGAAGATCATCTTCATCACCATAAGTTTTAGTAATGATTTTTACTTTTTGTTGTTCTTCTTCGGTAGTGATTTTCCATCCTACAGGTAACCAAGGTTCTACTTCTTCCTCTTTATTTTCAACTTTATTATCGGGGTCAAGAACGAATACATTACAGGTCTTGGTTAGATAATCAAAAAGTGAGATGCCTGTTATTTTTTTGTCTGCTGTTTCAAGATTTGGAAAACCACCTTCTGAGGATACTTCAATATCAATCACTCCAATTTTATGTCCTGTCGATGGTTCATCAGAGTTTGGATAAAGATCTAACAATACTCTGCACTCAACCGGTACATCAGACTCAAATAACTCTGGGTCGTTATCGTTAAAGTTAAACACTTTTGTCAATTCATCACCATAAATTGACTTAAACTGACCACCAAGTTGTCGTTTATAAGCATATTTAGTATAAGGAAATGATGAATATCCCGTCTCATCATCCCACAAATGAACGACTCCTTCTTTTCTATGGACGTAAATATTTTGGTACATTTTATAATTGTATGACTATTCCACAACAAGGTATTGGCAAGAAGTATAACTTTTTAGATTTTCTATCATAAAATAATCCTACCCAACAATCATACCACGCAAATATAGGTTTAATGCTCATTTCTCAAGATACTCTTTAACCTCTTGACTAAGTTTTGTCAACTCATCAAAAGATAGATTTTTTGTGGTCAAAATACCGGAAGTGGCGTAGGATTTATCTTCAATATAACCACCTTGGGTATCTATAAATCCTTCCTCAAGATATGTGTAGGTTTTTCCTTCCTTTCTACATCTAAAAATGATTTGATTTCTAATCCCCTCTTTCACAGGGAATTGCCAGACAAACTCTATAAAATTGATAGTAAATGTTTGGTCGGACAAGAAGTCTGATTTGGGTATATTCATAGGGATGATTATACCATCTGTGTGGAAACAGTCAATTTATAAGAATGCCCATTTGTTTTCCGTTTATCGTAGCAAACATAATAGAGTCTCTTAATCCAATAATTGGTTTAGCCTCTGACAATAATTTGTCAATAACCGATTGTTTTACTTTTTCAGATCCTAAAGAAATCTTGGCTTCAAGAATACCAATATCATTTGGTACAGCAATCACAGCATATCCCGCCGTTACCACGTTCTCTCTGCTTTTGTCTCCGTGAGAAGTCAGCGATCCCTCTAACACAAAGATCAATACCTTCTCTTGGCTAACCTTGAAATAGAAAACGCCTTTGTGTAATTCCAAGTCTGTCATAGGCGTTGAAATAACACAAGAAGAATTGGAATCACTACCCGAATAAACAACAACAGCGGTGCCATTCATCAAGGTAGCAGCCAAATTACAACCACCAAACTTTGATTTATGAGGCGCTTTGTTTTCAATGTCATAGACCTCTTGAAAAAAACTATTGATGGTGAAATCGCTGTTAGTGTAAACATTGACGATTAGATGGTTTGAGAAGTACAAAGTCTCAGACGAATTGGTTGGAGTTATGGAATAAACTTTTTTCTCAACTTCGGTGGTTTGTCCCTTATTTACATATACACCATTTGTATAAGTTTGTCCAAAAGATGTTGAGGCGACCAACAATAAAAATAATAATAAACGTTTCATATGTCTTATAAATATTTGACATAAAATGAAAAGGTGGTATAATTGTATATATTTTTGGTATTTTAGAGAGTATTGGCTATATTTATTGGTATGAAAATCTTAGTTGACAATAAGCAAAAATGTGGTGTTTATAAAATTAAAAATCTTATAAACAATAAATGTTATGTGGGGTCAACAACGGGATTATTAAAATATAGGTGTATTACTCACAGATGTAATTTACGATATAACAGACACACAAATCGGCACTTACAAAACGCTTGGAATAGATACGGAGAAAGTGCTTTTGAGTTTTCTATAATAGAGTTATGTCAACAAGACCAATGTTTTAATAGAGAGCAATATTATATTGATACATTAAAACCCAAATATAACATATTACAATTTGCTGACCAAGGATCATTAGGATATAAACATACAAAAGAAGCCAAGGAAAAAATATCCATTGCTTCTACTGGAAAAAATCATCCAGCATATTCAGGAGAATACGTTTTTTATCATCCAATTGAAAAATATTATATTGGAGGAAGAATATATTTTGCCGAAAAATATAACTTGAAAAAAATAAGAGTCCACAAATTATGTAGTAATGTTTTAAATCAGTATAAACAATGGATATGTCTTGGAAAACATATACCAAACTTTAAGCATCCAATCAATATAGATGAAATATACAAAAACAAATTAAATGCTTATAGACCTTCTTTTATATTTTATCACAAAAAACACGGGAAATTTATAGGACCTCTAAATAAGTTTTGTAGTTTATTTCATTTTAAGCATAGAGATATTAGTGGGTTGTACAAAGGAAAAAGATATTCTGCTTATGGGTGGATATGTTTTGGAAAATATACTCCACAATTTATGTTTCCAGAAAACATTGAAAAAATATACAATCAAAGAATAGAAAAAAGTAGTTATAATAAAAATCTTGGAAATGTAATAGTTTCTTTTACTCATTTCGACGGCAATTCTTTCACAGGAAGTATAATAGAGTTTTCTAAAAAATACAATTTACATTTAAGATGTGTTATACGACTATATAACAAAGGAAGAAAACAATATAAAGGATGGTCATTAAAAAATATTGATTGACAGAATTATATGTGTTAGTATTCAATTATGAAAAAACAGGAGCCAGATGTCTCTGCAAACACCAAAAGAAGAGTTAGTTTTTCTCAATTTTCTAATTGGTACAATTGCAGACACCGCTGGTACCTCTAGATTTTGTAAAAGGACTTCGTACATTTGAGGACAACGTAAGCACTTGCTTCGGTACGTCTATGCACGAAGCAGTCCAAATCTATATTGAAACTTTATATAAAAAATCATACAAGGAAGCAGAATTACACGACCTGAATGATATTTTCCAAAAGGCATTTAACAGAGAGTTAAAAGACAAAAAAGTTGAAATAGATAAAAAATCATATAAAGAATATTGTGAAGATGCTAATAATATCATAGTAGCCTTCACTAATATGACCAACCGCATAAAACATTTCCCATCAGGGAAGTATGAGTTTATAGGTGTTGAAGATGAAATCATAATGCCAATAAAAAACAATGTTGACTTTATATGTTACATAGACATCATTCTAAAAGAGAAATCCACCGGAAGATACAGAATCATAGATATTAAAACGTCAACCAGCGGATGGAATCACTATCAAAAAGATAATGAGGCAAAAACTTCGCAAATACTTCTTTATAAAGCATTTTTCAGTAGAAAATATAATGTTGACATTGATATGATTGATGTTGAGTTTTTCATTCTACGTAGAAAACTATGGGAAAACTACGCTTACCCCCAAAGCCGTATCCAAACCTTTGTACCTAAAAACAACCAACCCTCTGTGGCAAGAGCCCTAAATAAGTTTGCTGAGTTTGTAGGCGAATGTTTTACACCCGAAGGTAAGTTTGTGGAAACTCCGGAGATTTACATAAAGAATCCGGGCAAGGCATATAAAAACTGCCGCTGGTGTCCACATAAAAATACAAATTGTTTTCCAACGAAAAAAGATATAATAATTGAATGAATAAAAAACGTAAAGGATTAGAACTCAAATGTTTCGGTTGTGGTAAACTATTAAAGAAACCCGGAGCATTGTTATTTGCACCGCCTGTTTTTTATAACAAAACTATGTCTTATTGTGATGTACAAAAATATCATATTTGCGTAGATTGTTATGATAAATTATTCAATTATATTCTTGGTGGTAAATTAAAATAACCAATTTTTCGTCCTGCTCTATACATATAAACACGTAGAAACGTTTATATGAAGACAAAAACAGCAACAACAGTAAAAATAGAAAAAGACCTATACGATTCTTTCAAGATATTAGGTATTAAAAACGATTTAACCCTCCAAACGTTCGTGGAAAAATGTGTCCATCTTTATGTTGGCAACACAGAATCAAGCGCTTCGTTTCGATCCATCGTTCACGATTATGATATACCGATATTGAGTCATACAGGTTCTTTTGGAGATTAATATATGCCTAAGAAAAAGGGAATATTACTGTCAGATGACCTTCGTATGCATAGCGGCGTTGCTGTAATGAGCCGTGAGTTGTGTCTTGGTACAGTAAAAAGTTATGATTGGGTACAACTAGCAGGTTCCATACAACACCCAGACAAAGGTAAAGTTATCAATATGGATGCTGCTACCCAACAAATGACAGGAGTTCCAGATGCTAAAATCACAATTTACCCAGTCGATGGTTATGGAAACGAAGAATTACTTTTCACAATCATAGACAGAGAAAAACCTGATTTTTTAGTACATTTCACCGACCCTAGATTTTGGGGATGGTTATATTCTGTTGAAAGACAAATAAGAGCAAAACTGCCTCTTACATTTCTTACAATATGGGATGACACGCCTTATCCAATGTATAATTATGCGTTTTACGAAAGTTGTGATTTGCTTATGTCAATAAGCAAACAAACCTATAATATCAATAAATGGGTGTTGGGACCAGATAAATGCTTTACAATTGATGGTGAGTTTGATAAAGACGGAAAATTGATTCCGTTTCAAAAAGAAGGAAATGAGTTATGCCATTCGATCACAACGGACAATTCTTAAATAAAACACTACTTCACCTAGTTCCACACGGAATTAACAAAAATATATTTCGTCCATTACCAGCAGAAGATGGTGTATTCAAGAAACGAAGAAAAGATTTGTTTGGTGAAAAGGATTTCAAGTTTGTAATATTCTACAACTCACGAAATGTACAAAGAAAAAGGACTAGCAATATAATATTAGCATTTAGGGCTTTTTGTGATAATCTAACAAAAGAAGAATCCAGTAAATGTCTTTTGATGCTTCACACAGATGTAAGACACGACGCAGGCACAGATTTGATTGCAGTTAAAGAAGCATTATGTCCTAACTATGATATATTCTTTTCAACAGCAAAATATAGTCCTGAGGAAATGAATATTCTGTATAATATAGCGGACGTGACGATTAACTTGTCATCTAATGAGGGATTTGGATTATCCACCGCGGAATCTTTAATGGCAGGCACCCCAATAATAGTTGCTGTCACCGGGGGACTTCAAGACCAAATAGGACAAGTAAAAGATGACGGCACTCCAATAGAGTTTGATGTACATTTTGGATCAAATAACATAGGAAGATACAAAAAACACGGAGTTTGGGCATATCCAATATGGCCACCAGTTCAATGTCTTCAAGGGTCTATACCAACTCCATACATCTTTGACGATATGACACGTTGGGAAGAAGCCGCTGAAGGTATGATGTATTGGTATCTAATGAGTCCAGAGAAACGTGAAGCGTTTGGTCTTAAAGGTCGTGAATGGGCTCTGAATGAAGGTGGCATAAACGCTGAAAATATGTGTAATCAATTTATAAAGTGTATGGATTATACGTTAAATAATTTCAGGTCTGTAAAACCATTTGAGATTCTTACCGACGCTGATTATGTTGGAAATACAATGGTTAATGGTGGCATTGGGTTTGAGATACCAAAAATTGACCAAGAGAAGATTAAAGCACAGATACAAGAAAAGTAAAATAACTTTGATAATGTATAGGTTGTAGTATAATAGTAGGTTATATGAAAATACACGTTAAAAAAACAGAAAATCTAGTAATACCAAAACAAGCCACTCTTCCGGGAGATGATTCTCCTGTGGGGTCTGCTGGTTATGATGTTGTAGCATTGGAAGACCCAAAAATTGTCGGTATCAAAGGAGAACAAGAAACTTGGAAATCCATAGATTACATTGAATACAAAACAGGATTATTTGTCGCTCCACAAACAGACAATTACGGACATGATTATCACTTACTTGCTATGCCAAGATCAAGCGTTAGGAAATATAATCTATCACTAGCTAATTGTGTAGGGCTTATAGATAATGACTATAGGGGAGAAATAATATTTTGTTTCAATTACCTTTGGCAACCAGAAGATTTTGTAGTTAATGAAATTAGTGGGGTTCAATTTATTCTAGGATATGTCAATAAAGAAAAAATATACAAAAAAGGCGATACAATTGGTCAACTTGTGTCTAGCACTACCAATAACATTGATTGGATTGTCGTTGCTGATATTAAAGCTACTTCTAGAGGTACTGGCGGGTTCGGTAGCACAACTGATAAGAAAGTTGAAGCTCCTAAAGATGCTTCTAGTTTAATTGATAAGTGGAAGTCTGTATTAGATGTTCCAATTCCACAGAAATATGAAGTAATAGCAAAAGAAAGGGAGAAATTAATACCATAATATGAGTAAACCCGTATGTATTTTTCAGGCGCCTATCTGGACAAGAAGTGGATATGGCGATCTTGGGTCTGCCTTAGCCAAAAGTCTATTAAGATATGATAAATATGAATTAATGCTTGTACCAACAAGATGGGGTGCTTGTAGTAGAAAATACCTACCAGATGTGTCTGATCCAATGGAAAATGAGTTGTATAAAAGAATATTGAGGCAACCACTCAATAAGCAACCTGAATTATATTTTCAATGTACAATACCAAACGAATTCCAGACACCAGCAAAATACAATGTTGGTATAACCGCGGGCATTGAAACTACAGTAGCCAAACCAGATTGGGTGGAAGGATTAAACAGGATGAATCTCAATCTGGTCACTTCCAATCACGCCAGAAAAGTTTTTCAAGACGCCGTGTATCAAAAGCAAGATCAAGGGCAACCGGCGGTGGAAATTAAATCTGTTAAGCCTATGGAAGTATTATTTTGGGGAGCAGATACATCCGTTTATGGTACTAATAAAACTTTTGAGTCAAAAGTAGAACTGGAATTGGAAAGAATCAAAGAAGATTTTTGTTTCTTATTTGTTGGACAGTGGACTTCTGGTGGTTTGTTTAATGATAGGAAAGATATAGGCAATCTCATTAAGACTTTTTTACTAACATTTGCTGATTTTGGGGTAAAACCAAAACCAGCATTGATATTAAAGACTAGTGGAGCAGCCATATGTAATATGGATAAACACGACATAATCAATAGGTTGAAAGCTGTTAAAAATATGGTAGAAGCTGAAAAGAATACAAAAGATCTTCCAAACGTATATCTTTTATATGGAGAATTAGCAGAATCAGAGATGAATGCTTTATACACTCATCCAAAAGTAAAGGCACACGTCTCATTTACTCACGGAGAAGGATTTGGACATCCGTTGTTGTTATCAACTTTAAGTGGGAAACCGTTATTGGTTTCCAACTGGAGTGGACATTTGGATTTCCTTGACCATAAGTTTTGTAAATTACTTGACGGAGAAGTAGCACAGATACCACAAGAAAGCTCAAACGAATGGTTGGTAAAAGAATCTTCGTGGTTTAATGTAAACTATAGTAAAGCGGCAGAGCAACTTAAAAATTGTTTCTACTATTATAAGCCATATCTTGAAAAGTCAGAGCAGCTTAGAATTAGAAATGAAACGGAGTTTTCACTTCAAGCTATGGATAAAAAGTTTCATGCTTTGTTGGACCAGTATGTACCGAAGTTTGCTGTAGAAACCAAACTTGTATTACCAAAATTAAAAAAAGTAACACCACAAACTCAAATAACAGGTTCTAATTGGATAAAAGATTCTATTACTGGTGAAATACGTCCTCCGACTTCTAGTTTTAATTCCAGTGAAACCGGGTCTGACTTTGTAAAAAATATTCCAATAGATAATACGGGACAACAAGCGTCTAGTTTTAGCGGGTCATCAGATGAAAATAAATAAAGATATTTTTATCTTTTTATCTTTTCTTTCATATTTATGATTATGAAAAACCTAAAAATCCAAGAAGATACACACAAACGATTAAAAGTTTTTTGTGCTGAGCACGGGTTTAAAATAAATATTTGGGTTGATGTTATCATAAATCAAGAATTAGATAAAATCTATGGAAAACTTAAAAAGAAATTGTCCGTGTTGTAATGAAGAATTATTTTATCAAAATAAAAGGTCATTTAATAATTCATTAAAAATAAATAGATTATGTCAAACTTGTAGTAGATATGGTCCTATTGAAAAAAGAAAAATATATAATTTAGAAAGAGTTTGTCATAGTTGTAAAAATATAATAAAATATAAAAACGCTATATGTTGTTATAAAGCAAAAAAGAAAAATAGTTTATGTAAAACTTGTAGTGCTAGTTTACAATTAAAAAATAATAAAAATAAACAAAATAATATGAAGCTAGGACTTCTTGAAAAAAGAAAAACTTACAATTGGTCAATTAAAACAGCAAAAATAAGAAAAGAAAACGGAAGTTATTTTGTTACGGAAGAAGTAAGAGAAAAACACAGAATAAACAAAATAGAAAGAATGATAAAACAAGGTATATTAATATGGCCTAGTTTTAGTAAAGAAGCGTGTAAAGTTTTTGATAAAATAGAAAAAGATTTTGGATGGGATGGTTTTTATGCTACAAAAGGAAAAGAAAAACGAATAGGTAGGTTTTGGGTAGATTATTACGAACCACATAAAAATATAGTAATAGAATATGATGAACCCTACCATTTTGATAAAGATGGCAACTTGAAAGAAAAGGATGTAAAACGACAGAAATTAATAGAACAAAAAATTGGATGTAGATTTTATAGAATAAGCGAATCAACGAATTATGAGCGATTTAAGCATTTCTTACTTAATAACTTGCCACAATGAAACAAATACATTAGGCCGTTTATTAGAAAGAATAATAAATAATAGATTTGATGGAGATGAAATTGTCGTATTAGATGACTTTTCCGATAATGAGAATACAAAAAAACTTCTTAATGAAATACACAGTCCGACCCAAAATATATGTGTATATCAGCACGCGTTAAATAATGATTACGGGTCACATAAAAACTATGGAAACGAAAAATGTAGAAAAATGTGGGTGTTTCAGATAGACGCGGACGAAAGACCGTCCGAAACGTTGATTTTCAATATTAGAGAAATTATTGAAACAAATGCCTACACGGAATTGATTTATGTACCAAGAATAAATGATTTCAAGGGAGTATCACAGGAACACGCTAAACAATGGGGGTGGAAGTTAACTCCTTCTCCATTTTGTGAAGGAAGAATGATAGTTAATTGGCCTGATTATCAAAGTCGTATATATAAAAATACCCCCAAAATAAAATGGGATAGACGACTACACGAAAAAATAAAAGGACATGATCAATATGCGTTTCTACCGGCAGATGAAGATTTATCACTTTATCACGATAAAACCATAGAAAAACAAATTGAAACTAATTTGAGGTATAACAAAGACTTCAGCGTTGATGAAAACAAAGGTTATAAGATATGAAAATAGCAATTTGTCTCTCCGGTCATTTAAGGACTTTTGACAAAACATTTAGAAGCATCAAAGAAAAACTTCTGGATGTTTATGATTGCGATGTTTTTATTTCAACTTGGAATAATCTAGGAAACTTTTTTTGTTATGGTGCTGGAATATAAGAAGGAATAGATAAAAACGACCCTGTTGTAGATAAAGACGAAATAATCAAACTTTATTCTCCAATTTCTATAAAAATGGACGATGCTGAATCTGATCCTATATCAAATCAAATAAAAAAAGATTACTATGGGATGAAAGCTCAAAATCAGGCACAAATAGCTCAAACCATGATTATGTTTTATAAAATATGGGAATGTAATTACCAAAAAAAACAATATGAACTAAAAAATAATTTTAAGTATGATATTACGATAAGAAATCGTTTTGATTTATATGTAAAAAACATTAACACCGATATGGCGAAAAAATGTGTCCAATTCCTACCGGGACACATAGGAATAAATGATATGATGTTTGTAGGGCCAAATCAAGAAATGGATGATGTTTGTGATATATACACAATTATGTCTCCCAATATTGATTTTAGTCAATTTGTTAATGCTGAACATATACTTTTTACTCACGTTATGAATAACAACATTCCTTTTAATGTGTCTTATGATGCGTTTGATTATAACAGATACAACTTTAGAGGAATATACGACCCAAAAGGAAATAAAATAGAATGAAAGTAGTTAATAAACCTTGGGGAAAAGAGGAGTGGATAGAATTAAACGATAAATACTGCTACAAGCGTATTTACATCAATTCTGGATATAAAACAAGTTTTCAATACCACGATAAAAAAAGAGAAACCAATTACATAATTGATGGTATAGCAGAAATATGGTTGGAGAACGATGAAGGAATAATTGAAAAAAAAATAATGAACGCTGGTGAGTATTTTAATGTCATACCACCAAAAAAACACAGGGTAATTGCTCTAACAGATATTATTTTACAGGAAGTATCTACACCAGAAGTAAATGATGTCATAAGAATAGAAGACGATACAAATAGGAAGAGTGGATTAATTGACGGAGAGCATTCTAGTCCAGCAGTCCTCATTTTATCCGCCGGATTGGGACTTAGATTAAAAGAATACACAAAATCAAAAAACAAATCACTTATACCCATCAACAACAGAGCTATAATATCATATATCATTGACAAGTTTCCAAAAACCTATGAAATTATAATAGCGGTAGGCTATAAAAAAGAATCATTAAAAGAATATTGTCAGTTATCACATCCCGATAGAACAATAAAGTTTGTAGATGTGGATAAGTGGGAAGTTTCATCGGTTGGGCCGGGATATTCTACTCTAAAATGTAAAGAATATTTACAAAGACCATTTTACATAACCACCGCAGATTGTTTAATTGAAACATCAATTCCCTATTTGGATGGAAATTGGCTAGGTGTATATCCAACATCATATCCAGAAAAATACTCAACAATTCAATTTGATAAAGACAAAAATGTGCTTCAGTTCTTAAATAAATCAACTAATGGATTTGATTATGCTTTCATTGGATTGGCCGGTGTTTTGGATTACAAAGTGTTTTGGGAGGAACTTGAAAATAACATAAAAGACACAACCGAATTAGTTCCTGCTTGGTATAATTCCAAAAATTATCCTGTTCTAAAAGTAAAAGAACTAAAATGGTTTGATACTGGAAATTTAGATGATATTGAGAAAGCAAAAGAACATTTCAACGATGTTCCTTTATCTTTACAAAAAAATATTGATGAAACTACTTACAAAGTAGGTAATAAATTCTTAAAATTCAACGCTGATGCTTCTATTACAAAAAATAGATTTAAGAGAGGTCAAATTTTATCATCCTTAGTACCTAACAATCTAAAAGGTGGAGACAATTTTATTTCTTATGACTGGGAAAACGGGACTACTTTATATAGCCATAATTCTTTACCGATATACAAAAAGTTTTTATCAAGATTTGAACAAATAATAAAATTCAACATATATCAATGGAACGATGAAAATGCTATAAAGAAATTTTACATAGATAAAACCAATGAAAGAAAATTTCTATTCACAGAAAAATATGGAGAAAATTATTGTATCACAAAATATAAGATTAATGGAAAGCAATATGATAGTATTAAAAGTCTATTCAAGAAACTTGATTTCAATTCTCTAATAAACAACCAATTATACTCCAACTTTCACGGAGATTTACAATTTGACAATATCATATACAACCCAATTACAGAAAGATTCACCTACATTGATTGGAGAGAGTCTTTTGCTGGTTTAACCGATGGTGGAGATTTGTATTATGATTTAAGTAAACTTTATAGTGGATGTATATTGCCTTACAATTTACTAAAACAAGATTCTAATGTAAATATAACAGAAGGGCCTACCACCTTTAACTATACTTATAAGGAAAACAAAGAACTAAAAGAATTTAAGGAGTTTTATGAATTGTGGATAGAAAATAATAAGTTTAATCTAGACAAAATTAAGTTTATAACTGGTCTAATATACTTAAATATGTCTCCACTCCATAGTGATATTTTCAATAAAATATTATGGTTTAAATCAATAGAGGTACTTCACAATGTTGTTTATAAATAAGAATACAAAAATCTACTGTTCATTCAGTAAGAATGCTGGAAACAAAGGATGTGAATTTTTTAATAAAGAGTTTCAAAGCAGAGGAATTGATGCAATCTACAAATCATTTTCTGTAAATAATATCCATCACGCTATACAAAGCGCTTGGACATTAAAGTTTTCTGGTTGTGCTATTGCTATGCCTTTTAAGAAAGAAGCTTATTGGATTGTTAATACACACGATATAAGCGCACAAAAAAGCACATCAGTAAACACTATCACCTTTGACCACGAAAACAATGTATCGAAAGGATATAACACCGATTATTATGCTACAAAGTTTCTTATTGGGGCTTACTTTGATACCTTTAAGGAAATATACATATTGGGGAAAGGTGGATTGGCGGGAGCGGTAAAAGCACAAGCAGAAGATATTGGTTTTAAGACTATCACGATTACTAGAGAAAATTGGAATAATATAAAGGATTTGTTTAATTCTCTTATCTTTAATTGTACGCCTGCACCAGATATAAAAGTTGATCCGTCAAATATTTATATAGATTGTATCATTGGTACAGAAACAGGAGATAGATTCAATAGATTTCAAGCCCAAAAACAATTTGAGATCTACACAAATCTTGAATATGAATTATAAGTTTGGCATAGGTGTCATTTCCAAAAATATTGTAGATGCGTGTATAGATTTTTCCAACAAAAACTCATATGGTTTTATTTTCATTCCTTCAAGAAGACAGGTTGATTTCAATGGTGGATATGTAAACAATTGGACGACA